AATGCCGCCGAACATATCTTTCAACTGACCGCCCTGCTGCAGAAACACCGTGAGGGGCTGCTGGCCGCCCTGCAACGAAACCACGATGTCCGTGAGCTGCGCCGGCACGCCGCGGAGCGCCGCCGCCTGCTGTGCGGCGCTCACCCCGTACTGATTCATCTGCTTGGTGGCGCCGGCTGCGGCGGCCCCCGTCGCCGACAGCTTGGTCTTGATCTCGTCCAGAATCGACGTGGGCACACCGCGCAGGGCAGCGTTGTAAAGGATCTGCTCCTTCCGCGTCATGCCGATGGTGTTTGCCTGGTTCACCAGGGCGTCAACACGGCGGCGCTCAGCGGCTGCCAGCTTCGTATAGTCCGCCTGCGCGGACTGAGACATGTCGCTGGTTCCACGCTTGGCCGAAGCAATCGCGGCGTCAAACTGCGAGGTATCGACGACGATATCTAGCCGCGCGGTGCCAATGCTTTCCTGTGCCATTTTCAACTCTTATGGAATATTTCCAGGGCAGCCCGCTCAATGATCCGGAGAACGGCCATGATTTCCTGCTGCTCCGCCCTCGGAGTTTCTCGGCGGTCCAGGTCGTGGTACAGCACCCCGTAATCCAGACCTATCGGCCCTCCAGCCCCTACACGCCACTGCGTGTAGTTCCGGGTGAACAGGCTGAACGCCGGCACATGCTCGGCCCATAGCTCGACTGAGGGCCGGGCGAAGTACCGAAGCTTCAACCCGGCCTTTGCCAATGTCGCGGCCGATGGCGGCTCCCAAAGGAAGGCCGCCACCGCCCGCGTCAGGCTTTTTTTCGTTCGACGTTGAGGGCTTCGTTGTAGGCGCTGGCGATAGCCAGATCCGCACCCGGCTGGTGCTCGCGCAAAAGCTCAATCGCTTCCTTGCTGACGGGCTGATCCGCCTCCCAGGAATCCAGCAAGGCCACCAGCACGTCTGCGATGGTGATCTCACCGTTGTGAAGCTGCTTCATCAGCGCTTCGTATTCCGAGCTGGTCGTGTGGCGAAAGACCACGTTCAGCGCCTGCTCGCGGCCCTGGCCGACGATGGTGATCGTCGCCGGGATGGTCGGGTTGGCTTTGATCTGGAACGTCATTACGCGCCCTCGTAGGTCACGGGATCCGCGATGAGCGACAAAGTGAACGTGTTCTGCAAGTTCACGTTTTGGCCGCCGGTCGGATTCTTGTTGAAGGACGGATAGCCGTAGTAGTACGTGATAGCGCCATCCGGATACTTCGTTTCCAGGACGACCGGGATACGCAGGCGGTCCGCCTTGACCAGCGCCGCATACCACGCCTTGTTCAGGTCGTAGTCGAGCGTGTAGGTCAGCACCGTCGGGCTCTTGACCGTCGGTTTCTGCCGTTGCTTTGCGCTCGGATCCTCGACGTACTGGAACTGGTGGTATTGCTGCTCACCACCGGTGATCTGCACGTCCGTGATCTGATCCAGGCTGAACCAATCGGTGACCGGCTGGTAAGCGCCCGCCCCGCTACCTGCGGGATGCAACCGCAGGTCCGTTGTGTCCGCCCCCTCCAGCTTGAAGCCGTCCGCGGTGGCGCCAGTGGCGCGGTACACAGCCTCGGTCAAGGCGGCCCAGCCGGAATCGATGACCAGAATGTCGCCGTCCTCCGGCGGGGTGACGGTAGACGCGAGCGGATCGACGCCGTTCGCAATCGAAGAAATCGCCACTGCCAGGGCAATCGTTTTCGAAACCCGGAATTGCGACCCGTTGATGAAGATGGAAGCCATTTGTGTTCCTCAATTGAAAAACCCGGCGCGAGGCCGGGTTCGATGTAGAAGCAGGGAAAATTCAGGAGGGAAGAAACCAGATACCGAAGTCCTGGCGGGTGCCGTACTTCTTGATCGCCTCTTCGTAGAGGCTGGTGGGCGAGCCATACGGCTCAACAGCAGGAAAGTCGCTTTCGCACAAGGCGGTGCCGATCTGGTCAGCAATCTCGCTTGCCTGCGCCCGCGTGGCAGCCCAGACAAACAGCTGCAAGCGCTGGTTCCTCATCTCGCGCCGCTTGCCCTCGACGTACCAGCGCTCTTGCCCGCCCGCGCCCTGGTAAACGATCAGCGGGAACTCCGGCTTGTCCGGTGTGACGTCCGGATATGCGCGCCCGCCGACCAACGGCCCCAGGAGCGATTTCAACTTGGACTCAAGGGTCATCGTTCACCTCCTGCCCCGCCAGAAGCTCAGGCAGCCGCTGCCGTCCGCGCTGGATCATTGCCGCTTGCGCACGTTCCGAGGCGGCTTCATACGCCGGCCGCAGGAACGGATAGGCGGGCACCCACTTTGGCCTTGCCAGCCTGCGACGCTTGTCCGTGACAAAGCTGCCGTCCGGCTTGCGGACCACGGCATAGATCTGCCAGTGTCCGAACTCCACCAGATGGCCGTGCGGTGCCTTGCGCTTGTTCCAGGTAACGGTGTACTGGACCTCCTGCTCTGTCGAGTACCGCTCCCGGAAGGCAAGGTAGATGGCGGCGCCCAGAACGCCGTTGTGCGTGTTCACCCGAGCCTTGGCCTCATCTCGCAACACTTCGCCACCAGCAACGGCCATTGAGCGCGCCAGGCTGACCCGTGCGGGGCCCAACAGCCGATCCAGCCCCGCCGACCAGCCCGAGGTGTCGAAAGTCGCCTGGAGCCCTTTAGCCATCGTTCCCTCCCTGCTCGCAAATCAGGAACGCGTTCCTGCGATCCTTGAAGTCGCGGGTAATGCCTTTGACCTCGAATACCTCGCCGTCATGGAGGATTCGCATTCCCGGGTCAAGACCCAGCGCCCTGGCGGCCTCGAAGCTCACGAGGAAGCTGTAACGAGCAATGGACGCGGACACATTGCCCTGTAGGCTTGACCGAATCGCCCCCAAGCCCGTCTCGTTCGCAATGCCCGCCCAAAGGGAACCGGCATCCACCCATTCATCCACCGGTTGACCCGCATCATCCACCATGCCGGAGCGACGCTGAACCAGGATGCGACGATTCCGCGCTCGGGCCGTCATGGCAGCACCCGTGTGTAAGGGAAGACGAGGCGCGCGAATCCGGGGTTTTGATGAAGCACCTTGTCACCCGCTGCCTCGGGGTTCTCGATCATGTCCCCGACCAGCATGACAATGGCGAGCTTTAGGGGCTCCGGAGCAGGTCCTGGCTTGCTCGTGAACAGAACTGGATAATCCCCCGCCTCGCTGGTCGTCTCACCCGGCCAGATGGGCAGCGGGGCTTCACGCCCCCCTACTGGTGTCCACTCGTAGGACGCCTCGGCCAACGCAAACCCCGTCCGGCGCTCGACCAGTTCGCGGGCCGCTGTGATAAGCCCCGGGATGTCCTCGTCCAGCGAGTCGTGGTCAATGTGCAAAAGCCGCTTTGCCTGCTCCACGCTCACGGGCTCGGCAGTCGCGGCAGTGATCAGGCGCAGCATCGTCAACCTCCAGCCGATTCCACCGCTTTCGGGTGAGGATCGATGTATCCGGCCCCCTTCAGAGCCGGGACATGTTCAGCGGCGAACTCGCGTACTTCGCCGCACTTGCCATAGATGCTGTCGTGCAGCACCAGAGCCCTCACCCATTGGCGAGTGTCCTGTTCGTGCGCCAGTGGCGGCAAATCGGCCGCGCCCGCCGCAGTCGGCACTTGGGCGGTCGTGCCCATCTCACCAGCAGCCGCGTCCGCCGCGCTCGCCTGGTCTGGCAGAGCCGGAGGGAATTGGGATTCGCCACTCGGCGCGGTCGGTTCAGTGGCCTGCGGATCGGCCACGCCCAGCGTTGCCGTCGGCGGGGCGGTCGTACCGACTTCACCGGCGGCAGCAACGGGTGCGCTCGCCTGGTCCGGCAGAGAGGGCGTGACTTGAGGGCCGGCACTCGGCGCGGCCTGGGCTGTCGTTTTTCGTGCCATGATTTTTCCTTGAATGAGAAGGCCAGCGGGCAAATCCCGCTGGCCTGCGATCACCCGGAGGCGGTTTATGCGGTCGCGCCTTGCTGGAACGCCTTCACAGCGCCCCCGACGTCCACCAGGTTCCCGCCCGACCGCATCCATGCCAAGAAGCCCACTTGGCCCTTCTTGACATACGCCGAGTCATTGAAGCGGAACAGCGTGATAGCCATCACGTCCCGGATCTTGTACAGGCTGAAGTCGCCGAACAGGATGGACTTAGCGCCAGCAGCCGGCACCGCCAAATGCTGGTTGATCTGGATTGCACGATTCAACAGCCGGTCCGGGGCGCCCCCAGGGTTGCCCTGGTCGTATCCCGGCACGAAGATCGGACGCCCCTGTTGGTCTTTCACCTTGCGAACCAGCTTCAGCATGTCATCGTGGAACATCCACTTGGCGCTGAGCCGATATGCGGGATCCACGCTGTGCTCCAGGTCGACCAGGTCGTCGTAGGTGATGATGGGGATCGCCGACACAGCGCCGATCTTTCCTACCGCCGCAGCCGTCGCGGCACCCATCGGCTGGCCGACGCCACTGCCGACGGTGTAGTGGCGATTCGTGACACGGCCCAGGCGGGTGTTCAGCCGCTTGTTGATGAACCCGGCGATGTCGGAGGAGGAGTCTTGCAGCAGTTCCCAGGGGACAGTCACCACCTTGGAGCTGTATTTGTAAACCGGCAGACCCTTAGTGCCGAAAGTCACATCCTCGTCGGAGGCGGACTGGTTTTCGGCGACGATCTCCCCTTCCTCGTTGGTGCCGTCGCTGGTGGGGTACTGCATGGGCTCGCCGCCAGACGTGCGGATGATGTCCGCAACCTGGCGCATGCCGCCGAACTCCTTGAGCGCGTCCAGAATTTGGGTCGCGAGCGTCGTGGGGACGGTGTAGCCGCCCTGCTCCGGATTGACGGCCGGATTGCCCGACATGGCACCGCGCACCTGGCGCCAATCTTCGGCGGACAACGCGCTGTCGCCGCGGCGGGCCCAGCGGTCGAACAGTTGCAGTTCCGACGACATACCGGCGCCACGGCCGCTGGCTTCGACTTCACGCACGCCCGCGTCGCGCAGATCATTGTCTGCGGTCAGGTCCATCATCTTCTGATGGCGCGCGATGGCAGCATCGATACGCTCGATCTCCGCGGTGTTTTCGTCGTACTTCTTCTGATGCTCGGCGTTCCAGTTGGCGCCGGGGTTGTTGTCCAGCAGGGCGCGGGTTTCCTTGGCCAGCGCGTTGCGGCGCTCCCGCTCGGCTTGAAGATTGAAAGCCATAATCTAGGTTCCTTCAGTCGAAAAAAAACCGCCCGAAGGCGGTGGGTTGTCCTGCGTGCGGGAGCCGCTTAGGCAGGGGTGGCCTCGATCAGCGAAAACCGCCGCTCAAGATCGTTTCGCAGAGCTTTGACCTGGGCATCATCCACAACGGGAGATTTCGGTTCGGTCAGGGCCTTGGGCGCGTTCTGGTAGGCCGCCAAATTCCATGCGTTGGAGGTGGTCGGCTTCTTCGCAGCGGCGTCAACAATGCGATCGACAAATCCATGCTCCAGCGCCTCGTCGGCGCTGAACCAGGTTTCCGCGTCCATCCAGTTTTTGACCTGATCTGCCGACTGGCCGGAGCGAGCCACGTAGTCGGCCGTTATCGCGCCGTCGACCTTTTCAAGTAGATCAGCCGTTTCGCGCATGTCGGCCTTATTGCCGATGGCAACCGTCCAGGCGTTATGGATCATGAAGAAAGCCCCCTGCGAGATTTCCACCTCATCGCAGGCCATGCAGACGTCCGTCGCGGCGGAAGCCGCCAAGCCGTCCACGTGAGCAACCACCTTCGCCGAATGCTGGCGGATAGCGGTCATCATCGCGCGGGCGTCGAACACGTCGCCGCCCGGCGAGTTGATACGCAGATGGATCGTGTCAGCCGTGATGGCGGATAGGGCTTTGGCGAACTCGGTGGCGTCGATATCGCCCCACCAGCCCCCAATGACCCCGTGCAGGTAGATCGTCTGCTCGCCGTTGTTCGCCTCAGCACGTAGCGGCTTCGAGCCAGAGGCGTTATCACGCGCTAGCTGAAGCAGTTTCGGAATTTTCATTCTCGGTTTCCCTGTCTTGATCGTTATCGCCCTCGCGCGCGGGTTGCGCTTGTGCGCCCGCCCGCGCCGGACGGTCAAAATCGCCGCCCAAGGGCTGGAGATTCTTCACGCGTCGGACCTCATCCACGCTCATCCAGCCCTGTGTACCTGGGCCGCCCAGCGCCTTGGCGAAGTATTCCGCTTGGGCTTTGGAATCACCCGCCATGAGCCCATCTGTGTTGTGCTCGGTGAAATAGCGCGCGGTGCGGAATAGCTTTCGATTCAACTCGCCCTTGATCCGCTTCAAGTGAGGGGCCAACGTGTATTTCACAAAGCCGATACCCATCTGCTCGATGCCGCTTCCCCAGCTGCTGGACTTCGTCATTTCGCCGATCATGTGCGGCGGGACGCCGAAAGCTCGCGCAATGTCGATCACCTGCCATTGGCGGGATTCCAGCAATTGCTGGTCCACCGCCGACATGGTCAGTTCCTTGACATCCAACCCTTCGGTCAGAATCAGAGGAATGCGGCGGTTACCCTGAATGCCGCCATACTTCGCAATCCAAGCGGCGCGAAAATCCTCTTGCATGTCCGGAGACATGGCGGCGGGCGCCTTGATCGCCACCTCCGGCTTGCCGCCTTCGCTGAAGAACTTCCCGGCATGCTCGTCGCCCTGGATGGCGATGCCAATGCCGTTGCGCGCCCCCCACTGAATCACCGACATCGCACTGATGCCGTTGAAGCCGAAGCCCGGAATGTGGATCACGTCGTCCTGATCGACAGTGAAAAATCCCTTGTCGTCGTAGAACGTGTATTGCAGCCGCCGAAGCTCTCGCGCACTATCGCGCTCCTGTTCGCGGATATCCACCCGGGAACGCGGCCAGGGGATCAGGTTGGTCATCATGCCGGCGCGGTTTCGAACGATGTATGCAATTCCATCGCCCCTCAACAGCATCTGCGTAACCAGGAACTCCCACGCTGCAGAAGCCACCCAAGTGGGGCAACACTGCTCATTGAGCGTCCACCAATAGGCGTGATCCACCTGCTGCCGGGCGCCGCCCACGCGCTCAAATACGGGAAGCGGCAACTGGGCGATGGAACCCGCGATCAGCGACACGCAGGCGTAGACCGCCGACACCCGCATAGCGGTCTGTTCATTGACCACCGCACCCGCCGCGGTCCGTGGATCGCCGAAGATCTCGAACATGCGGATATCAGACGATGAGACTGTCTCACCGTCCACCAGGTTGCCAATTGCTGGCTCTTGTCGGCCGGCGGGCTGCGCCGGCTGGCCGTCCGTGCCGAAAAATCTGGAAAGTAGTCCCATCACATCACCACGAATCCTTGTTGAATTTTCTTCGGCCCGGCCAACGGGTTGAGCGCCATAAGTTGCGCTGCGTCGAGCAGGGCCATAAGCGGGTCTATCTTTGCGGAACCGCTGGCCTGCTTGGTGATGAGGATCGAATTCGCGCGCTGCTCGATGCGCGCATTGCCCACCGACCACGCCATCATTGGCCGCCCCCCATGCAAAAAGGTGCCTTCGGCGAGCTTTCTCTCCACGGTCTTGATCGTGCCGCCAAGCCGCCAACCCTGCGATACGCCGACAAGCAACTCCTCGGGGATTTCAGCCTCAGCAAATGCCTCGGCAAATGTGATGCCGCTAGGGTCAGTGCCGACTCCCTCCTTTTCAGGAAACAACCCCGCATCGAAAACTCGCCGGACAATTCGCGCCAGGTCGGCTACGTCGTCCCCAATCTTTCGGACGATGACTAGGTCACCTTCTTGCTCGAAGTCGCGTAGGCGAGGCGCAATTTCTTTCCGACGCTCCAGCACAGAAGGGTGCGCCCACGCCCGCCCCCAGTGAAGCCACCGCCCGGTCCCAACTTCCCTGCCAACCAGGCCCAGCCCCAACAGGTCGTCCAGGCCGCCGCCGTCGATGCCGCCGGTCACCACTTCCACCCGCCGTAAGAAGTCCTCCAGCCGGCGCAGAGATGCGTCGGCTTGAGCCTGCCAGTGGTCAGCACCTGCCCAACGGTCGGAACGAAGGTTGAGCCCGATTTCGACATTCAGGTGCTTGGCCAGGAACTGCTGGAATGCTCCGTCCGTTCTGGCCTGCAGTAGCCTGAGCTGATCTCCTAACCACTCAGCGCTGACCGACCGGCCGAGGTTGGGATTGGTGATGTAGAAGTTCGACGGGTCGAGATAGGCTTTTGCCTCGACCATTTCTTCCGGAAACTCGTACAGGATGCCCAGCGTCTTCGGATCGACCACCCGCCCGTCTCGCACGTCGCGCCAGTAGGAGAGCTTTTCTTTGAAGACACCCGCCGGCGGCTCATCGCTTTGCGTGGTCAGGTAGATGACCCAACCTTCATCCCGCGATATCTGGCCTCCCAGCGCTTCAAGGAACATCGCCACGGCGTTTGCACGCTTGCCGAACAGCCAAAGCTCATCAACCAGGATTCGGCCAGACTTCTTCCCCGAAACTGTGTCGGTATCAGCGGCCACCACCTTCAGGCTGTTGCGCGTAACTCGGTGCGTGATCGTCCGGACGTGATCTTGAACATGAAACATCTCCGACAGTTCTTCGTCCGCCCGCACCATCGCCGCAGCCGGCTTGAAGCTGTTGTCGGCCACCTCCTTCGTAGGCGCCAGGATCAAGTGTTCCTCTTCCTGGCGCCAGCAGATGATGACTGCCGTCAGCATGATGCCGGCGGCGATAGTCGATTTCGTATTCTTCTTGCTAATGAGCAACCCGTATTCACGGATCAGCTGCTTTCCCGAGTCGGCCTTATAGCCGCCAAAGATGGCCCGCACGAAGTCGAACACCCATTCTTCGGAGCATTCCCCGAATGTCTGGTGACGATATCCGCCGATGGCTTCGTCATACACCTGCGGCAGGTCCACCACCTTCAACTGCTTGAAGATTCCCAACGCGTACTCGGCCTGGTCGGGGAAGATCGGCGGCGGAATGATCGACTTGCCCGCCCGCAGGCGGTCCGCCCAGTCCGGGCATGCGGTTGTCCAGGTCATGGCTTACCCTTTCCCAACCACTCGCAGGTGCGTGGGCGGCGGCGGCGGATTGAAGCGACCGCCGGCAGCAACCTTGTTGGCTGCGGCTTTTTGCGCGTCCTTTTTGCCCTGATCGGCAATCTTCCCATGAGTGAACGGCATGAGGGCCTTGGCCGCTTCCAGTCGCAGCTTCGGCTCCTCGTTCGCATCGTTCATGATGGCCACCAACACCGTCCGCGGATCCGAGGTGAGCCCGAGAGCCTTCAGGCCGATTCCACCCAGCGGGATTTCGCTGGCGGCTGTCGGCGGCGTCTCTTCCGTAGGAGCTATCCGTTTGGCCGGTGCTTCTTCCTCGGCCTTTTTGTTAACCGCCTTTTTGTTAACCGGTTTGTTAACTTCGGCGATGCGACCCAGGGCGGCCAGAACATGCTTGTCGCGCATCAATCGGGCAGCTGCTTGGGCCGCCCCGTTTTCGCTGTAACCCGCATGGATAGCGGCTTTCGCACCGGATAGACCCGACAGCAGCGCGTCGACGAAACGGCGCTTTTTGTCGGTTAATGCCATAGCTTGTGGTTAACAAAAGAGGGTTAACAATTTTCCAAAAGGGCGAAATTTTCCGTGCGTGAGGGAACAGGTGGTTTCCGGTGTCGAGCCACCCTAGACTTTCGACCCGCCCCCCCTGCCTGCCGCCTGACCGCCGTCCGCCTCCCCTCTGCCGATGGCGCAGGGAGCCGCGCAGAGGCCCTGCCGGGGCGCGACGATAGCCGGGCGAGCCTCAGACCTGGCCTCTATGCCGCGGCGCTCAACGGCGTCCGGCTGGCGTGGACGGACAGGCCGCGCCTGATCCACCGTTCCACCTTCGTCATGTCCGGGGTTGCGCCGGTCAGGCGTGCCGCGATGGCGACGCCCGCCAGGTACCAGCGCACCCACCACGCGACGCGAAGGGAAAGCTTGACCGTGATCTGGGCCATTACGTGCGGCTCCTGTACCCCATGTCCTGGCGTGTCTTGGCGTCGTGGCATCCGACCTTGCGACCGTGCGCATCGCGCGAAACGCACAGCACCTGCGTGTTCTCGTCCGCGTCTGCGCCACCATCGTTCAGGCTGACCTTGTGGTCCAGCTCGAACCCATCGGGGTACACGGTCAGCTCGCCGCAGTGGGCGCAATGCGGATCGGCAGACCAGATACGTAACCGGCGGTCTTGCAGCTTGCGGCCCGCCATGCGCTTGGCGCTGGGCGTGGGCGCAGCGGCCAACCTTATTCCAGCCATCGCAATGCGGGGCTTGAGTGTCTTGAGCTTTGCCATTCCTATGCCGCCGTCACTTTGGCCGCGCGGTCATCGACAATCTCGACAAACACGTCCTTCCGAAATCCCGTGCTGGTGTCGCGCGTATCCACGCGGGCATGGAACGAAACGCCGGGAGAGTCAAGGCTCAGCCCAAGCTTTTCCGCCACGCGTTCCGCGATGATGCGCAGCGCGACGTCCTGATCAACCGTCGTCTGGTGAATGTCCCGATCCAGCGTCGTGGTTTTGATATTCATTGCACGTCACCTGTAGTTGATTGGTGCCGGGCGCTATCCACTGCATACCGCCCGGCTGCGATGCTCCTATCCCCGCACGCTATGCCCAGCGCGCGGACCCTCGATAGCGAGAGGGTGGAGTAGTACGATAAGGAGCCCCCCGAGCAGCTCGGCGTTCGGGGCTGTCAGCCTTTTGACCGCGGCGCGCAGGCAAGGAGACTAGGCAATGCGCATCCTTATCGTTGACGACGACAGCGCTTCTGCCCAGTTGACGGCTGAGTGTTTGAAGATGGATTCGGAAGTTACCGTCCAGATTGCCTGCGATGGCGCGGGCGCCCTACGCATCGCGCGCGAATTCGCCCCCGATGTCGTTCTCTTGGATGTCAAACTATCAGACATCTCTGGGCTTGACCTGGCCGCGCAGTTGAAGGCGATGAGCCGCGCCATTCCGATGCGCATCATCATATTCAGCGGCACCACCAACGAGTCAATCACGGGGAATTTACCCACCGGGGTCGATGCGTGGCTAACCAAGCCCGCACACCTTGCAGCTGTATTTGAATGCGTATTTCGTAATTCGGATGCTAACTAGGACCGGGGCCAGCGCCATTCGATTCAGCTGACCATGGCCCCGTCACCCCTCTTGCCCGCTTTGGATTTGTAACGTGCAACTTCCAGCCTTCACCCCAATTGACTTTGAGTGAGGCCGGAAGAGCGAATTGAAGCCTCCGTGCGTGGAAGGTCGGCGGCTCGCCTAAAGATCGCGGATGCGTCCCTAGAACCCGCTATATGCCGCTCTTTGCGTTGCGGATGTGGGCTAAGTCTGTATTGACCGCAGAAACGGATAGTGCGGGAATGAGGGGAGATGTGGGCTACGCCCACCCATTGGAGCTAGCTCATGCGACAAAACTATACAAATCAAACTTCTGAGCTTGTTGCGGTGGACGCAAACGGCGTCACGTACGTCATTGAGAGACGCTACAGGTCCGCTTCCTGGCATGACGGGGCCTGGGCCAATTACTACCTCTGCTTGCGGGATGGCAGGCCTGTGACGTGGCTCGGCGCAGAACATTATCAATTGCCCGACGGAACCGCACTACTCGCAATCGAATGCCGTCTGCCAAAGAAGTAGCGGCGGCACTGCACCTCCCGGACACTTAGACGCGTAAAAGCTGGAAGATTCACTGCTTGTTCTTTGGCTGGGCTAAGTGTGCCGGCGCGGGCGCACTATTCCTTGCGCAGGTCCAGGGTGCTAGGGTGGGTACCCGTGGGGGGGGCTCTGTGGAGATGAATCGTGAAGAAAAAACCGGCCGCCATCCTCGCCCGCGCTGTCAGCCTTGCAGTCGGAAGACAATTGGCAGATGCACTGGGGAGATTCGATTCCGCCGTTCCTCGAACTGACCATTAACGTTATCGTGCTGGCTTTTCGGCACCGCCACACGTAGTCCTTCACTGTTCTTAACGTCAGTGGCCTACCTTCAGACCTAAGAGGTGCCTTGTGAGCAATCTTCGAACCGTGGAAATCTATCGATACGACCCGGACAAAGATGCAGCTCCGCACATGCAACGATTCGAGCTGCAAATCACCTCCCACGACAAGATGCTCCTTGATCTGCTGAACCGACTCAAAACGGTCGATGATTCGATAAGTTTCCGTCGATCGTGCCGCGAGGGCGTATGCGGATCGGATGCAATAAACATCAACGGGAGGAATGGCCTGGCGTGCATTACGAATTTGAATGAACTCCCCGGCCGCATCGTCTTGAGGCCACTCCCTGGCCTGCCCGTAATTCGCGATCTAATCGTGGACATGTCGGAATTTTTTACTCAATACCTGTCCGTGAAGCCCTACCTTATCAACAGCGATCCGCCTCCTGAACGAGAGAGATTGCAGTCGCCTAAGGAGCGTGAGGAACTTGACGGCTTGTATGAGTGCATCCTGTGTGCCTGCTGCTCGGCCGCTTGCCCCTCGTTTTGGTGGAACCCAGACAAATATGTAGGACCCGCAGGGTTGCTGCAAGCCTATCGCTTCCTAGTGGATTCACGAGATCAAGCTACATCCGAGCGCTTGGACAATCTAAACGATCCATATCGTCTGTTTCGCTGCCATACGATCATGAACTGCACCGACGTATGTCCGAAGAATCTGGACCCCTCCGGCGCGATTGGAAAAATCAAGTCAATGATGGCGCGACGAATGATCTAACTCTCCAGTCAATGCCACTCCCATTTCCTTTTTTTCTCAGATGAAGAACAGGGCTGAAATGGATGGGGGGCTTTCTGAATCGAGGTAACTCCGAATGTGGCGTCAAGCCGTATTGACGTCCCATCCTATGAATGCCCCAGTCGCACTAAACGTGCTGCATTCGTCCGATAGGAGGCACAAGATGACGAGCGACCAAAGCGAGCAAGTCATTGAGGTAATAGCGGTCGCCGACGACGGGACCACCTACCGAATCGAAAGGCGCTGCCAATTTTTCCACGGGGAAGAGCACCCGTCTTTTTTCTACTGCTGCCTCTCAGACGGTCAACTTGTCGCTTGGCTTGGGTCTGGGCGATACCAGCTTCCGGACGGCACTGTCGTTCAAGAGGTGGCCTCACACATCCGGCATTAGAAGACCTTCTTGTGGTTTGCGGCAATGCAAAAAGCCCGCTGCTTTCGCTAGCGGGCTTTTCCTGGACGCACTGATAGACCGTATCAGGGTTGGCCGTATTCTGCGAGAGAAATTCCCAACGGTCAAGGATTATCGTCAGACGCGCCCACAATCCCCGCGTTCGTTAGTGCCCAGTGCGCCGCGCCGGCTGCGATTGCCTCTTGGCCTTCCAACGCGCCCCCCTGCCCCCGGTTCCCGTGGAGCCAGAGCTTCAGCCTGGAAAGGTGATTGGTCGCAGTGTTGACCGAAACCCCAGCGTCCTCTGCGATCTCGCTCATCTTCCTGCCCTTGGCCTGCCCAAACAGACGAGCAAGCAGTTGCAGCGTCAGCGCGCGCTTGATGGTGCAGTCTGCCAAGGCTTCCCTTTCTGCGTAGTCCGCAACCAGGCGAACAGCTGCGCTCCATTCGAGATTCGCTTGACGCCCCTGGCAGCATGGCGCTCCGCAGCTGCACACCAACGTCGGCGGCGCAGTCCGAGACACCATTATTGCCTGCTGCAACGGCGGAAGAGTCGACAGGCGGCGGCGAACCATGCCCGCCTGTGCCGCTCCGTCTTGGCCAGACAGTCCTTTGCCTTCATGTTGCGCATCCCGGCTGGCAACCTTGTTCATGAGCGGCCGGTCGTACTGCTGCATAGTGAAGTTGAATGCGAAGACCAGAGCCGCGTGGGCGCTGCGGAAGAGCGGCTCGTTAATGATCGGTGTGTGGCTCACCACCGCCGGGCGTTCAAGTGTCGTCATAGTCATCAGATAATCCCCGGGGAATAAGTCACTTTCGCGGGCAGCATTTCCCGCATCCATTGCATAGCTGCTTCCCATCCGAGCGTGACGGTGTGCCGCCCCCGGACGGGAAATATCTTCGGGTTCACGTCGTTCGCGTCGACCATCACCGTTTCGCCGCGCGCCCCCGTCTGCCTGTAGATCAACACCGGCACGCCACGCGCCCCCGCTTGTTCCACGGCCTGGCGCCACCAAGCGGACAGGCACAGCACATTCGCGTGCTTGCATTCGATGCTGATCCCGGCAAAGGCTGGCTCATCGGCCACCACGTCGCTGTCACCAGCCTGGTTGCGCACGCGACGACGCCAGGTCGTTCCGGTCGCTTCGGTCAGCAGGTTGGCAACCTTGCGCTCAAAGGCCGCGCCCTTGTTCCGTTGCATCGCACTCATGCAGCGCCCCCGGCGTCCATCGGCGCGCCCAGTGCGCCCTGGGCCAGGCTCAGCACCGCCAGGGATGGCACACGCCCACCCTTCCGCTGTGCTTCAGCTAGGATGCGCTTTGCCCAGCGGCGCGGATCTCGCCCAGAATCGTTCAGGATCGCGCCCGCGCCCAACGCCTTCAGTGCCTTCGCCGCCTCTTCGGGAGTGACCTGCGTGGCCCCCGGAGCAGGCAGCGGAACGGCCGGTGCGGGGATGGCAGCCCATTCGCTGCGGCTCAGTTCCTCCGACAGCGCGCGCTCCCACCGGGACTGCATGACCGAATAGCCGCAGTTCAGCAGGTCATGCGACCCGACGCGTACGGCCGCCCAATACACGGCCGGATGGGTCCATTGCCCCATTTCGCCACGGCGGCGCGCGGTCATCCCTGCAACGGCGTCGTGAAAGGCGTTCTCAGGAATCAGGCCCGGACGGCATGCCCGGATGAACTCGCCCACTGCGGGCGGCCAGTCGGGGAACATGCGGCGGCATGTGCGCAGCCCTTCGGCCACCTCCTGCGGCGTCACGCGATCATCGTCCAGCGCCTCGGCCCATGCCGTCTTCCAGTTCTCGATGCTCTGCATGTCCGGGAAGTCCTTCAGCCAGCGCCCCCCGTACGTGCCTGAGAGCCGATTCCACAGGTGGTCGATGAGGGAAATGCCTTCCAGCTTCGCCAGCGGCACGGCCCAGCCGGTTCGCTCACTCGTCGATTGTGCGACCGTCGTCATAGTCGGGGCCTCCATGGGTGCGATTGCGGTTCACGTAGTCGGTCGGGTTGAACTTGCCGGGACGCTGCGCGCCCCCAGCTGCGGTGCCACTCGGGGCGAACAGGCCTTGCCAGCTTTTGCCGATGGCCTGTTCGATGACAGCCTCCGGCTTGTGGCCCTGCTCGCGGAAGTTCGCCAAGTCCCTGACCTGCTGCCGGGCGGCTTCCTCGGTCAACGGCTTGCGGAGTTGCACACGGTGCCGCACCCAGCGCCCCCACAGTTCCGCATCCAGCCACACCGGAAGTTCCACGGTCAGCGGGTCGAACCCCGGCGAGCGCTTGCGCGCGCCTTTGGGTTTATTGATGGTTCCTTGATGGTTCAATGACGGTTCGGGTGCAGCAGGTTCACCCCGTGGCGTCGTCAGATTCACCCCGTCGTGTCGTGAGCTGCACCCCGTTGCGTCGTCAGATTCACTCCGTTCGTTACGGGGCGAAGGACGTTCGCCCCGTCGTTGATCTGCGGAATGTTCCACGCGGGGCGAAGCAGGTGCACCCCGTGACAGATCCATGTCGTAGCAAACCGGCCGTTGATCCGCGCGTCGGATGTAGGCCGCCACCAGATCCTGATTGCCGCGCTGGATGATCTGCAAGGCCTCCAGCTCGCGCAGCTTGTTCTGCACCGTGCGACTCGACAGCCCGGTATCCTCGGCCAGCGTAGCCACAGAGGGAAATGCGCCCTCACCTTTAGGCCCGGCGTAGTTCGCCAGGCACAGCAATACGTGCCGCGCCGTGGGATCTTTCACGATCCTCTGCGCAAGCGCCCATGTCATGCCCTGAACGCTCATGACTGTTCTCCATACGAAAGTTGATACCCGCGCTCCGCCTCTTCGGGCCATTTGCCCATGGCGATGATTCGCAAGCGCGTAAGGCGCAAGCCGGGGATGAAATAGGTGAGCTTCTGTGCCAGCGGTGCTGGCGATTGGTCTATGAACCAGTGGCAAGGGCCGCAGCCGAACGCAATGGCCCAGTCGTGCGCCTTGATGCCCTTCCCCTTGCCGTCGCG